TCTGATGGCTCCACGGTCAATACCGGGGCCAGCCCCGAGAGCTACAATCCCATCCGCAGGTCGAAAGTACCCGTCAGAGATGCCTTCCTTCTGGATAACCGGCACCATGTTACGCGGGTACTCCACACGGAAGTCACCGATCCCATTTGTGTAGATGCCACTAAGGATTGGGATTTGCATTATTTACAGTTCCAACGCTTCAAGCTTGCCGCCTTGCGAGTGGGTTGTCCCTTCTCGTCTTTCATGGGACCAGGCATCCCGCTCATGCGAGCACAGAAAGACTTCTTGCGGCCTGCGTCCTTCTCGGTCTTGGGATGCGGGGCCGGCGCCTTCAGGTTACTGCCGGTGGCAGCATTGTACTTGGCGCGGCCCTTGGCGGTTAGGCCGGCACCTTTTGACACCGGAAGCTTCTCTCCCTTGGAGACCGACAGATTCACTTGTTTCTTGCTCATTGTGGGTGAAGTTCTTGTTCGAGTGCTGAAACCCGCTGTGCCAACGCATCAAGCTGGGCAGAAAGGCCGCTCACTTGACCGATGGGATGAGAGTGGACGGAAGCTGCAAAATCAAGTCCGATTAAATCGAGCGGAGTGTGCTGATGGTCTGCAACAGCAGCTCCAATAGATGCTGGGGTAATGGCATCAACCTGTCCCGCGGCATGAGTTTCAGCGTGTGGCGATGCCATCGCTATCGAACGTCAGGATACTGCCATCATTCTTTTTGATGAACAGCTTACCATCAGCAGTGTTGAGCGCGATTTGCCGCAAAGGCAACTCGGCGGACGTTGGGACAACGCCAGCCGTGGCGCTGTATTTAAGAAGAAACGAATTAGCCATATTATTTATAACTGAGGTTTAACTGAAATCACCTTCTGTGTGATCTAGGGAAAGTTAAGCAGCAGGAGCAACAAACTGACCGTCAATGTAGCTCCAGCCAACGCCTGCGCCAGAGTCGCCAACTGGCTCAACGTAGTATCCTACTGGAGGAGTCCACGGAGTCTGGCCGTCCCAGACAATGACATTCTCCACGATGTTTGTTTCGGAGTTAATGACTGCGTAGTTCATTGATTAGAAGTAGGTTGTGATTACAGCGACTCCAGCAGCACCTGCGCCGCCTGCGCCGGATGATCCAGAGGCAAATCCGCATGCTCCACCTGCACCGCCACCAGCAGCCGGGAAGCCGCCAGCACCACCTGCGCCACCGCTTGCGCCAACAGAGCTGCCACCACTGCCTCCTCCAGATCCAGTCACGCAAAGCCCCGTAGAAGCCAATGAATTTGCATTTCCTGCGCTGCCAGCGGATCCGCCAGCTCCAGCAAGACCGCCTGCAAGATTGGCAATTAGCGACCTGCCTCCAGCAGCTCCAGCACTAGCAACATTAGCAGTTGTAATTCCGCCACCGGACGCACCTGATGCTCCGCCAGGTTGAGCAGTTGAGGTAATCGCAGATGGCACTCCAGTAGTGCCGACCGCCCCAGATGTACTAGCGAATGCGCCCGCGTTGCCTTGAAGCACGCCAGACCCACCGGTTCCAGTTGTTGCAGTTCCTCCGCCGCCTCCTGTAGCGCCATTTGCAATAACAAATGAGCCAAACGATGTTGCTCCACCGCTTGAGCCGCCGCTGCCATTTGTAACATCTGTGGCCTGAGCAGTACCACCTGCGCCACCTGCGCCAATTGTCACAGCCTCGGTTGCTCCAAGCAATGCTGCGGGCACCGTAATGTTTATAGTGCTTCCGCCAGCCCCGCCGCCGCCGCCGCAGCGAACTGTTCCTCCGGTCGTATCCTTTCTTCCGCTGCCACCACCTCCTCCGCCAGAGATTAACTGAATAAGAACACTCTTTGCGTTTTCGGGTTTTGTCCACGTTCCACTAGATGTAAATACTTGAACATCAGCAGTCTTAACTCCACCAAGGTTTGCTAACGCAGTAGCAGCACTAGTCGCGCCAGTTCCGCCAGAGGCTACCGCTAAAGTGCCAGCTAACGTCACTGCGCCAGTGCTGTTTGTAGACGGTGTCAGCCCAGAAAGGCTCGTATTAAACGAAGTCACACCGGGGTTTGCTGCTGCAAACTGGATAAAGGAAATGGAGGTGACGCCGAAGTTAATCGGAGCCGGCGTCTGCTGCACCCAAGCCGTGTTCGCAAGGGTGCTGTTAAGAACGATGACAAAGTCACCAGCCTGTACTTCATTTGGAGCAGAGCCACTGGTGTCGTAATCGCTAGCTCGGGTCAGAATGTAAGGAACGGTAGCATTGTCACCCTGTTGGGTAACATTGTAAATCCCGTTCTGGAACGTGCTAGCCTGGTTCTTAACCAAGATGCGCTTGCCAGTTGCAACCGTGATCCCATCAATAACAAGTGCCACGTTTGTGCCACCAGTAAGCGTAGCGTTTACCCCGACACCAGCTCCGCCGGGCTGGTTGTATGTAGCCGCCGGAGACAGCACCGCAATCGTGCCGTAGTCGCAGGCATCATGGAAGTTTACGCCAGAGCCAATCGAATCGGCATAGGTCTTGTTGACGATGTCGTTAGCAGAACCCGGAGCGGTCGTAATTGTGCCAGTGGTCAGCGCGACTGAAGTCAGATCAGTGTTTGCTCCGCTCTTGGCAGCAGAAAGGTTTGTACGCGCAGTGGCGTTGTCTGCTGACCCCATGAAGGTGTCAATGTTTGCGGATACCGTTAGATTTGGCATGGCTAGGGTCGGATGTAGATTGAGGTGCCGTCAGGGCGTCTAAACTGAGATGTCCCATCAGGACGCAAGTAAGTGTTTACAACCGGAGGCGGAGTGACTCCCCCAACGGTTGCAGGTGTCTTGGACCGGCGTCTGGACAGGAAACGAATCACAGTCCGATGCCTTGGATGATGTGGAGCGAGCCAGGACCAGCAGGAGAGATGAACGAAACCGTGTCATCATCCTGATCCTTTCCGATGCTCACTTGCGAGCCTACCAGCACTGGGTAGCCTGCCGTTGTAGCCGGCGCTCCACTGCCAGCAGTGCCAACTCGGACATAGACAACTGTTGCGCCCAGGTTAGTGAACACCAAAGACTCAGAGGTGAACCCAATTGTCACCGAAGCAGAAGTGACATCTGGCGTTACGGTAACTCCGGTTGAATAAGCAGGTTGAAAAGCGAGTCCCATAAAAAGATAAGTTAACCAACACGATACCAAGTCTTGAGTACAGGCTCAAACCTGAGCCTAAAGAATCCTCCAACAACGATAGTCGTTGGAGCGCCAACAATGTTTGCCCCGTTAGTGTTTATTGTGAGCGCCGTTACGATTTGAGAGGAACTCACAAGAACTTCTTGTGACTCCACACAGTTCGCAACCGCTGGTAAGGTAATAGTCCCAGCTGCCAGCGTTCCACTTGGCGTCAAGACCAACCACACGCTTGCGCTGCTATCGGTAATTGGCACAGTGAAACCAGTGCTGGCCGGAGCTGCGTACTGGATGACCTTCCCGTCCCCGGTAGCTCCAGTAGCCTGAACGTAGTCAGCCACTGTGCCGGCCAGAACCCGGTAATCCTGACCATTGACGTTGACGGCAAAATTAGTCGAGGCCGTGACCGTATCGATTAAAGAGAGGCGTTCAATGGACATACTAGGAGTTCCTAAAAAGGATTTGGCCGTTGGGTTGCACTTGTACTGGGTCCAAATTCGCTACGTCTACAAATACACGCTCAGTGCGTTTGTATCCAGCCCCAAGTGGCAAATTTTTATCGTATTGTTGCTCGATTGGAGCCGCTGCTTGAATCAAAAGCTGATCGTATGTCATCTTCGCGTTCATTTTCGTATCGGGAGATAGCGACTTCCCATAGGAAGGCGCCAAACGAACCGCTAGATTAAGCACCAGGGCCTCATTCACCGGCAGGGGCGTATCAACCTGCTGGTTGATGTTGCTGTCCTGAGGGCTAACAGGCAGAGGATAGCCAATGCGGATGTTTTTGGTGTACCAAGACGCCACCATCAGGTCAAGGCGCCGCAAGGCGCTATCAAGCTGATCTGCGGTCAAATCAAAGATGTAGGAGGCAAGGCCAATTTCCTCGAATGCCTGCTCAATGATCTGTTTCTTGGTGTATCCCATACTATTTGGCGAGTGTTTCCTCGATTAACTGCGAGATTTTCTTATCAGAAAACCTGCCATCAAACTTAATGCCAAGTTCAGTAGCTTTTTCTTCAAGCTCCTGACGAGTAGGTGGCGCAATGTCATCTTCTTTTGTTGCTTCAACAACTACCTTAACCTTTTTGGGCTCAATTGCCTCTGGTAAAGAGGAAAACCAGCCTTCTTTAAGCTTGGCGTCAAGCTCTTCAGCGTTGTTGACTCCTGCAAAATCGTATGTTCCATGCGGGCGCACATGCTTCCCGGGAACCTTGTAAACCATTGAAGGAAATTCCATTACTTTTTGAGTTTTCCAACTGGTTTGCCGGCTGCAACCTTAGCTTTGCGTGCCGAACTAAGCGACATGGCAATAGCCTGTTTCTGTGGGTATCCGGCCTTCATCTCTTTGCTGATATTGCTAGAGACAGTTTTCTGAGAGTATCCTTTTTTTAGTGGCATAAAGAGTTGATACACAAAGGGGAGAGCGGAGTCAACCGCCCTCCCCCGTGCAATTCAGGTTTAGACCTGGCCGAACAGGATGATCCCTGTCATTTCGGGCTGTTTGTTAACAACACCGAAGATCGTATCCAAACGGTAACGGGTCTTCATCGTGTTGATGTCGTACTGCTTCTGCATAACCAGTTCAATGCCCTGGTCAGTGGAAGCACGCATGACGTTTGCACCAGCGTCCGAAGGCACCGCGTAGCGACCCGGCAGGATCTCAATCGCGTCTTTCTGCCAGAAGCAGTTGATCGGAGCAGCCGCGGTATTGAGCCACACAATGGCGCTGTTCGCGGCCTTCGTGTTGACAACGCAGTTCTGGTACTCGGCGCCGGCGGCAGAAGAGACCTGGTTGGAAACGATACCGGGACTGATCACCATCTGGGTGCCGTTGGTCACGCTGATGACGCGGAACGTCTTCAACTGACCAGTGTCGCCCTTGGTGATGTGGTGCACAGCGTTAACGCCAGCGATGGTGAACGAGTCACCGGGCTGGACGTAGGTCGTCTGCGACACGGTCACCGTCTGGTAACGGTTGTCTACATTGAGACGCTCTGCCGTAGTGGGCGAAGCCGTCACAGCGCGAGGGATCTGATAGTTCACAGCAGAGTCACGAGTATCAATCGTGATCGCTCCGCCAGAGGCAACACCACAACGGTTTGCGTAATCAAGCTTGTAGGTGCCGAAGCTGGCAACCTGGCCGATAAAGGCGCGGTCGTAAGCAGTCAACGCCTTGGGCGTCAGAGTCTGACGGCCAGCGAGGTTATTTGCCATGCCGTTGTAATCACGGGTGGACAGTGCCAAGTAACGATCAAAGTCGTTAACGCCCTGTTCGTTGAAGATGGCTTCGCACTGGGCGACGTCATCAAAACCGGTGGCAGCAGCGAGACGCTTCACAACCAGCGTTCCCTGTGAGGAAGCCACGTTGAGAACAGCCACGTTGATGTCAGAAGCGAGCTTCTGCTTGGCTGCGTCGCCAAGGCGTTGCTCTTGCAGAGCGTCACGCAGTTCGGTCGCAGTCATAATCCACGGCACAGACTGGTTGAACCCGATTGTGGCGGGCACAGCAAGCTGGGTGTAATCAGAGAAGTTAGCAGTCATATCCGTGCCCGAGAACGAGCGGGAGATGTAAGGCTGCGGCCTCCAGATGGTGTTGTTGGTGCGTTCCATCATCGTCTGATCGGTATTGTAGATCGAGACGTTGCGGGATAGGACAAGGGCGTCTTGGAACCCCTCAAGGAGGTTCTCAAAAGCTACCCGTTCTTCTTTGCTGAATGCATTAGCCATAATTTAGGATTGGTTTTTTAACTGATTTTTGAAAGCGATAACTTTGGTGAAATCCCCAGTACGCGCCGCTTCATCACGCAACCGGTCAAGCTGAACGCTCGATGTGCCGGAAACACCATTACTTACAATTCGTTTTTCGGGAGGAGCAAGTTGTCTGCGAGTCACACTCAGTTGCGTTTCGAGTTTCGCAACAGCGAACGCGAACTGCACCGGATCTGTGATCTCTGCCAGTTCCTTAGCCTTCTTTGGGTTTTTGCCAAGGGCATAGACCATTACAGCGGGGTTCTGGGCGCCCTGAAGAATAATGCCTTGCTGGGTAACGCTCAAACTTTCGAGAACCGTCTCCTCGGCATCTTGGAAATCAGACACTTTCAAGCCAGTCTTAGACTGGTTGTAGCCTTCTAACTTCTTCTGCCAGGATTCCTGTTCGGATTGTTGCTTGGTCCTTTGCTTGGCCACAGACTCATCAGCCTGCCGCTTTCGATCAAACCATGCCTCAAGTTCGCGCTCGAACTTGTCTGAATCGTAATCGCAATGCTCAAGCGTGGGTTTTCTGCCGGGATCAACAGGACTTTGCTCTGCTGCCGGTAATACCATCTTGAGCTTATCCTCGAGTTCGCGCTTCTCGCGCTGCAACTCTCGATAGCTTTTTCTCAGGTTCTTCACCCATTCGGGTGCTTGCTTCTCTTCCTCTTCGGGAGGCGGCGATTCTCCTTTGATAGTGATAACAACCTCTTCCCCCGAGTCCTCCGTTTGCTGCTGCTCAGGCTCCCCCGCAAGGGCCTCTGGCTTGGCTAGGATTTCTTCAGGATCGTTTGTTGCCGCACTATCTTCTGCCTGTTCGTTTGTATTCATGGGTGAATGTTCCCCAAAATGCAAGTATTATTACATCTGGGGCGCCGGCTGTGTCAGCCGGTCAGCCAGCGCAAAGATCCGATCTTGATCTGTTGTGCTGACCTTGGAAAGCGTCTCTGTTGTCTTGGCCCGAGCTTCCTCGGCCTTGGCCACAGCAAGAATACTGTCAGCCTGCGCCTTGGAGGCGCGTGCAATGGCTTCTTCACTTGCCGCCTGCAAGTACTGCGCCTGCGGGTCAGGCTTGGCGTTCTGAGCCTCCTGGGCGAGCTGCTGGGCTTCTGTGTCGGTAGGCTTGAGTACACCCATCCGAAGCAGCTTCAGGCGGAAGTAGTCCCGCACGTCGCTGATCCCTTCGCCTTCCATGTTGAGCATCGCCATCGAAGACAACACCTGGGTCATCTCAGGATCCTGGGTCATGGTCATCATGTCAGTCAGCGCCCGTACCGTGGCCTGCCGCTTGGTAGAACTAGCCGGTCCCACAAGGACCTGCACATCGTAGTCAGCGCAGGACAGATCGTTCTCGTACTCGATCTCGCCCTCTTCGTTAACAATGGGCTTCATAAGCTCCACCGGTTCCACCTTGCCGTTATCAGCCACAGACTTCATCTTCCGGCCCTGCTCCACAAAGATGTCCCGAGCGATACTAAGCCAAACTTCTCCACACCGTTTGATGGCCTTTGACATGTTCGACATGTACACAAAGGTCTGCATATCAAGCCGTTGCTGAATTAGCTCTACTGTCTTGCCGGAGAGGTGACTCACCATCTTGTCTCCCTGCTGGGGGGAGCCTAAGATCTCTTGCATGTCCGCTTCCGTAATCTGGAGCAGTGCCGCCATCGAAGGCGCAATCGTAGCAGGCTTCGTGTACGCAACCGGCCCACCCGCAGCCGGGTTGCCGTTGGCATCCGTAATCGGATTAAGTAGCAGGTACGGGTAGTTCTTAAGGTTATCCTCGGCCCACATGAGTTGGTGGCCGGCGACCTGTTCAGGGAGCAGGATCGGCTTCTCCATCGCAGAGAGTGCCGCAATCTCGCCCAGCTTACTGAGCTGCATGTTCTTGAGCCGCTGCGCGTCTTTAGCCAGCCGCACATGACCCATGCACCGTTCCACGTTGTCCACAAACCACCGCTTCCCATACACAGGGATAATCGGGATATGCTTCCCAGAGATGTAGCCGCAGTCCTCAAGGATCTTGGCTCCGGACATGATGTACTTGTGTACCTTGCGAGCCTTGATCTTCTTGCGCCGGACTTCCTTCCAACCAGTCGCCAGCATCTGCTCTTCCTTCATCTCAATTTCATCAGCCCGCAAAGACTCTTCCTTGCCGTTAAGGTCTTTGTAAATCCTGATCTGCTCAGAGACTTCCTCCAGCTTGTAGTACTCACAAACGTAGACAATGCTTGGTGTATACCAGTCAAACTGACTGCGCGTCACGGTCTTAGGCCAAGTCGAGGGATCATCGTCGTACTCCGCCTTGTAGGCTTCCCGCGTCATGCTGGTAAGCACAAAGCAACGCTTCGCGTCTGCCTTGTCCTGGCGCTTTGCGCCCAGATCAAAGTACACGCTAGTGTCCGCATCAAAGATCGGCTCAATACACACACGCTGCTTTTCGTCTTCCGGGTCCTCGTCGTTAGAGTACTCCGTACGCAGCCGCCAGGCACCAAACCCACCCATGACCGCCTCTTCAAAGGCGTTGTCATAAGCTTCCTCAGCGCCAGAGTCCTGTTCGTCTGCCCGGTACAACCCAGCACAGGTATCCGCCAGCTTGTCGTACTCCTCGCCTTCACGGGACACAAACGCTACAGAGATTCGGTTGTTGCGGTACTCATTGATGATCCGCTGCACCGCCATGTGTACCTTATTGACCTCGAACCGGGGCTTGTTCTCGAACTGCTGACCAAGGGGGCCTTCCCACTGGGCACCCGCAAGCGAACAAAACCGCCGGTCACCAAGACAATTCATGCGCTCCTGATACAGGGCGCTCTGGATCTGCTCAAACTCGATCCGGGCCGCTTCGTGCACATCGTTAAGGTCAGTTTCTTTCATCGCTTGAAAAAGTTGATAATCGGCATAGTAAGCATACTGCTTTTTTTGCCGGAGTACTTGCCCGGTATCGCAGCCCTACCTAAACCACTTACCATTAAATACCGTGTCGCGTCCATCAAATGATCATTATCTTTCACTACACGACCCTTTTCGTCCCGCCGATAAAGCCGGAATTCATTCAACCAATTCTTTAGATTTGGGAAGACTTTTACCTTACTCGCAGACATTGCTTGCCACACTGTGTAAAGCCCACTCTCCACCGCATTGTTCGCCAGCGTTATGTCCAACCCATGCCGCCGGTACATCCCAAGAAGTTGCTGCCCGTCAGTCTGCGCTCGACCGCGACTGGCTGGA